TTTGAAAAACCGTATAATTGTTGGTTTTGTTCTACTATTCTTACACTGTTATAGTTAGACTTAGACACATCTTTTTCTTTACCTACTAAAACCCAAGTAATTTGTGTTGGTGTAAATCTATCTATTTGAGCTCCTGGGGATTGGTCTTTATACTGGGTATAAGTTGTGTTATTAACTTCAATAGTTGTTTTACTTGAAGGGTTATATAAGAAATATCTGTTAAAGGAACCATCAATATAATTTTGAGATGTAGGTTGTGGTAGAGACTGTTTTGGTGGTTGTGGGGCAGATGGTAATATATTTCCTCTTTGTTTTTGTAAATACTTATAAGAAGGAGACCAATATGCCTCTATTGTTGGTTCTACTATATCTCCATAACTAACATTATCCTTAATTTCTACTAATAAGTTATTAGGTTTATCATCAGGGTTTTTACCCGTAAATCTTTGATTATTAGAGACTTGATAATAATACCCTTTATAAGGTTTACTTGTAAAAGAAACCATATATTCATCACCTTTAGTGTATAAATTTTCTGTTATTTGTGATTTAGGATAGTACATAGTTAAGTAGTTGGATTTCCTGGGTGGTTGGTAAACCAGATATCGGCTTCTTTCATTCTTCTACTAGTTAAGAAACCATTGTTTGTAAGTGTTGTCTCTAACTTAAATCCAGCAGATACATAGTCACGGGAATTTATTAAAGCATATAGGGGTTGTTTTGGTTCGGAGACATAAGGACCTGAATTGTATGAGAAGGAGAGTAAAGCATTGTATTCATTTTGGGTAAGTGGTACTTTTATTCTGTTTTTAGCCACCATTATTTTAGCTATACCTGAAAGTACATCTTCAAATCCTTGTTCCGCTGATTCTTTTGTAATAGAGTCTCCTTCTCTAACTGGAGATTGGGATTTATTACCTAAGCCTATGTACTTAGCTCCATTACTTCTTGTATATTCTTGTCCTTGTGCGTAGTATGTTTGACCATAACCTATAGTCCAAGGTTCTTTTTCTTCACCTTGCACATAACCAGGTTTTGCTTTTATTTCAGCTATTTTTGCATTAGTTTTTGGATCAGGGTATGCATATGCTACATTACTAGACCTAAATACTTTGGTTGAACCTCCACTATAATAACCTTCAGATTTTTTAAGTTCTTCCTTAATAAAATTATTTGGAGATAATTGGTCTACTGGTATTCTAGTTGAATCTCCTGTAGATGTTCTATTGCTATTAGAAACATTATTTTCATCTAAAGTTAGATATGTAAATAAACCATCATCTATTAATTCAGTATTTTGAGGACCCGAAGGAGGAATACTAATCGTTGTTAGTTGTGTTTCCCATTTTTCATCTTGAATTTGATGGTTTACCGTTTTGATTACAAAATCTAAAGTATTAGTTACACGATTAGACTGATATTCTGAAGGTAAGAATTTTTGGTTAATATTTATTTTTTGATATATTTTTACCCCTGATATCCCATCTAGAGTTAATTGTAGTTCTACGGGAATAAACCCTTGTTGGTTTGAGGGATTACCTGTTATTCTATATATTTTTTGGTCTCTTAACTTGATATATTCTTTAAAGGACTGTTTACCTTGATTGTAAAATTGTTTATTATCTAAATTAAGATATAGAGCTTCAGACAAAGACACAGCAAAATCTCCACCTTCTGTATTTTGTTTACCTACAATCTTACCACTAAGGGCATAACAAAGCCATGATTGGTATGAAGCTTTTAAATCAATGTCCTGAACAGCTATAATATCTTTACCTGTGGTGTTTTTCCATTGGATATAACCATCAAAGGCATTATCTCTTGATTGGTTAACAAAAGAATATCCTTTGTATTTACCCGTTTTAAAATTATAAAAAGTTACAGATTTTGTAGGTTTTCCCCCTGTACCACCAGTTTTATTATTAGTACGTTGTTGAGCCCACCTTAATGTATTACCATTAGTATTTTCTCCAGTATTTAAACGTCCAGATGTTACGGCTTCAGTTGAAAAAGTATTTAGGTATTTTGGTTTCTCAACATCCCCCCAATAGGCATAAAATTCTTTTTTTAATTCTTCTTTCGTTTGTTCCTTTTGTTCTTTTTGAACTTCAGCTTCAGACATAAAACCAGGAGCGGGTAATAATGATTTTTGAAATCTATCTTCTAATCCCGAATTCCAATTAGAAAAAGCAGTACCATCAATAATTTTAGAACTTCCTTGACCCGCTGTTGTTCCTATAGTAATCATAGAAGCTAAATTTGAATCTATTTTAGTATCAAAATTAAAGGATTTAACAAAATTAGACTGGGTTGGAGATTTAGACTGGTTAAGTCCAAATACTTCAAATGGAATAATTTCTACAGGATCCGGTACCTTTTCTAATAATTTTTCAAGTATTTGAGGGTTTCCTTTGATAGGGTTTTGATCAATAAAAACTATTTCATTAATATCCGAATTAATTATAGGTTCTATTTTATTTACATCACCTAGGGCACTATTAATACCATCACATATCCCTTCTAAAAAGTTATATAAACTTAAAACTCCTCCCTTATTACTTTTTTGGAGTTGTTTTTTAATAAACTCAAAATTAAGATAAACATTCATTAGCTGCCCATAGAATATATCATTACCACTAGCATCTTTTTCTAATTTAAAGAAATCTTTTATTTCATTTTGGGTTAAAACAGAAGGTGTTTCTATTCCTACTGCATATAGCATGGGTTTAACAAAACATATGTTAGGGTCAAAGGATATTTGGTTTGGTTGAGCACTAATAATATTTAATTCTTCAGACAACCCCATTCCTAATATAGGAAGAGCGTCACCACTACCATTATATACTCTAGGTAGAACATTATTATATATTTTATTTAATAATTCTCCAAATGTTACAAAGTAACTATTTTCTTTAGTTAAACCATTAGTAACACCAAAATTTCCTTTTGCAGCTGACCTAAGGGATTTTAATAATGCTTCCTGTTGGATTTTGTTTGTTTGTGAATCACTTTTTATTATTTCTTCTAAAGATTTTAATGTTCCTGAAAGTAATTCTGTATTATCTTCTAATTCATATTTAAATTTAAAGACTTCATCTGCAGATCTTTTTTTATAATTTAATGATGCTAAATTAATAAAATTCCCCCCATTAAAGATAGCAAAGTTTTTTTTATCGTTTTTGATAAAATCATCTAACCAAGTCTGAATAGTATTAGGGGCATTAATTATATTTTTAGAACTTTTTGAATAACTTTTAATTGGGGAGGGGATATTTATTTGTAAAGATTCTATAATATCTCCTAAAGTAGTTAATTTTAAAGTTATATCGTATGTTCCATCAGGGCTAAATTTCCAAGAAAAATTAGTTACTCTACCAAAAAAACCATCATAATTAGCAGAATATCTTTTTCTTTCTTCTTCTATTAATTTTAACATTTGTAACTGGCTTATGGAAGCTCCACTAAACCAATACTTTTCTATTATAGTATCTTCAACTTCTTCTAACCCAAAATCACTTAAAAATTTTCCATGCCCCCATTCTAACATTACAGTGAAACCTAACCTTAAATATAATACTTCAATAAGCTGGAATTGGAAGGTATTGTAAGCTTTTATCTGTATAGTAGCGGTTCTTATTGAACCTCTATTTATACAATCTACTTTTGCTGATGTAATACCAGGCATAGGTTGTTTACCAAATTGTGGGCCCCCTAAACCATAAGCTTTATTAAGATTCCATAAATTAGAAGAGGTAGAAATACCTGATCTTTGTGTAATTGAAGTACCTGAAAATGTATTTGAGTTTTTATCTAAAGATCCTAACCCACCAAATAGTATAGCATTTTGTGCTAGTTTACTCCCATGTCCAAAAGATTTGATATCTGCTTCAGACAGTCCTAAATTTTTAAGTTTTAGTTGGCTGGCATTATTTTGGTTTTTATTATTTTGGATAACCTGTTCTCGATATTCTTGGTATTTCTTTTTAGCAGCGGTATCAACAACAGGTGGTCGACCACTTGAATAAAAAAGATCATTATCATCAAAGATACCATCTCTTTCTGCTTGTTGATAATCTGCAAGAGTTGGTTTTTCTGGAGGTGGTGTTCTTTTTTGGAATAAATCAACTCCAGATGCTAATTTAATGAATGAATTTTTATTATTTAATACTTGAATTTGCTTAGGGGTTTTTATATTATCCCCAAAACCGGCGGCACTAAGTTCTTGCCTTATCTTAATTTGATTAAATACATATTGATCAAATTGTTCCCCTATTAAATTTCCTGTCATAACTATCTTTCATTTAAAATTCTAAACTCACTTACTACTTGGGATGTATTCTGTGGAATACGGATTTGGATTCCAATTGGAATATGGTATGAATTTTGTTCTAATCCTGGATTAGAACATGATATAATCCACCATAGACTAGCATCGCCATAATGTTGTTGTGCTAATTGGTCATATCTATCATCTTCCTGAGTAACTACATAAATATCATTTGAACTATAAGGTACAACGGGATATTTAGTAGTCCCATAATATTTAATCCTTTTCCCATATATATTTGTAGTTGAATATCTATCCATAATATTAATTTATTCCTTTTGCTTTTTTAGTAAATACATCACCAACTAAGTCTGTGCCTTCTTGATTAGTCGTTGAAGAGGGTATAGTAAAGGTTTCAGTACCATTATTACCATCATAATTGTTTCCATTTTTATTCCTTAGGGCAATATACCTTTCATCACCCCAAGCGGATACAAAGGTAGAACCATTTTCAGTTAAACCCTCAAATGTATTTTGTTGAATCCTTGGGACAAAATTATGTATGGGTTTAAATTCAAAACCTGTTACAGTCATTATCATAGGTAATTCTTTAGTCTTTTTTCCCCCATCATTTGCTCCTGTTTTACTATCAATATCTATTTCAAATGGAGATTCTTTTGGGTAGGATAAATTTAAACCCGTAATTATACCAGGTTGTTCATAACAATAACCTCCAAAAGTTAAATATGCAATATTTCCTTGCATGTAACCATTAGAACTGTAATCTGGGGCTAAACTTGAAGCCAGATAATTTAATTTTTGGTACATAGGAATTAATTCATCAATGGATTGGGCTGCTAATGTCCACCCCATAGATATTGATCTACTAAAACCACCATATCTAAAGAAGCTTTCAGCTCTACCCATAAATTTTTCTTCACCCCATTGTGCTGAGTAATTATCTGAAAATGAATCTATAAATGCTCTAAAATGAATATACCTTTTTAATCCTTCAGGATTATTAGCATTATTATCTAATATTCCGATTCTAAATTTAATAAAATCATTTTTAATGTTGTTTCCAGCATTTATTACCTTAGTAGATTGGTAAAGAGGAAGGGCATTTAACTTATCTAAGGGACCAGTCCCAGTTCCAATATTGTAGTTTGATAAGTTTTTGTTTCTTCTTCCAGGGTTACCAATATTAACTCTTTCTTCAAAATTCCCATTTGCCCCACTTTGATAATTTAAGGTTGTTGATATTAATGAATTTGCTTTTTCAGGGTCTAATGAAGCCCTAAAATCAGGTAATATTTGGTCTTTTGATTTTCCTACTTTAGAATCTGCAGCCGAAACTATTCCACTATAGTTGAGTAATTTAAATTCCTTTTTAAATGATTCATTATCATATAATTGGGTATTGGTAGCTCTTCTTATAGTGGTTTGACCTACTCCTAAAATAGAGCCTGGACCTCCATTGTATCTTAGTATCTCTTGTTGGTTATCATTTATTCCTAACCCACTGTTACTATTTTTACCAAATAAATTATTAAGTAAACCACCACCAAATCCTTTTATACCCCCTCCAGTTAAAGAACCTAAAAAAGTATCAGTGGAATTATTAGAATTGGTTTGTGCCACTCCTATTTTAGCTCCAACTAAATTTACTAATCTATTTGTTTCTGGAGATTGTAATTTATTAACTCGATTTACATATATAGGTTGTTCTAAAGGAAGTTCGGCATTTAATATATTATCTAATAACCCAATACCTGTATTAGCACCAGATTGTGAGGTATTTTTAAAGGGGTTTAATCCTTGTTTTAATAAATGTGAACCCGCAGATCCTACTGCTAGTTGAGCAAGAGTAGAAGTTGGGAGGTATACCCCATCGTTTATAGGGTTAAAGGATGTATTTGAACTTGATTGTATTTTTACAGAAGTACGAGATAAAATATTTTGTTTAGCAGCAAATTGTAATCCCTTAGGAGATATTATAAATTTACCCATTCGAGATAAATCATCACCTACATGCTGTAAAGTGTTTGCTCTTAAAAGAAAATCAGGACCACCAGTATCTCCAGGAGTACTGTCAATAGATTTGGTAATAAAAGGTTCTCTACTATCACCACCACCTATACGGTCTTGTCCATACCTTAATGATTTAAGGTCTGTTGTTAAATCTAAAAGCCCCATATTTTATTTATCTAGGTAAATTATCTAAGTACTTTACTGGATTAGCAGAATCTAAATTAGATGGTGCTGGTTTACCATTAAGTCTTGGAGTGCCATCTACTGAATATGTGTCATGTAAAGTAGATGTTGAAAATTCAGGTGTTGAAGGGGTTATCCCATTTAAATTGGATAAGTTTGAACCACCTTGTGTTTGTAATTTGTCTAAAAGTCCCATAGTTATTGTTTTATTATAAATATTATATTATTGTATTTGTCTAGAACCTACAGCAAAAGCAGTACCTACATTAGTACTATCCATTTGAACTGTTCCTTCTTTACTTAAAATTTGTTTTAATAACATATTTGTTTCACTCATATTAGCCACGGCATTGGCATTTCCTCCAGTTTCACCCGTTGTATTTATATTTGGAGAAACGGCTAAACCATCTCCGGCTGCTGTAATCGCAGTAGCTCCGAATTTATCTGTAATAGTAAAAGGTCCTGATTCTGGAGGTGCAACTCCATCTTCTACCATTTGTGTAAAACCATAAGCTATAGCTCCCGCAGCTACAGCTCCTGCTAGTATAGGACCTGCCCCTACACCAAAAGTTAAACCAATACCTATAGCCATTGCAGCGGCTGCTGCTACAGCTAAAAGACTACCAAAACTTTGGATTGCTTCTGAAAATTTATTTGCTGCTCTTGTTTGCATTTCTGTTAAAGATTGTAGTTTTTCATTTGCTAGAACCTCATCTGATTTTCTATCTAAATCTTCTTGTGCCTGGGTGGATAATGCTTCTTGGTTTACTAAGCTATCTGCTAATTGGTCAGCACTCATTCCTAAAGCTCCGGCTAATGCTTGTTGTTGGATAACATTCATACCCTGTAGTTCTTCTAAACTACCTGCTTCTTCAACTAACGCTTTAGCTAATGCTTCTTGGTCTCCTGCTAATGCAGCAGCTCTTGCTTTTTCAAGATTTAAATCTCTACCAATTAATAATTCGGCTTGTAATTCATTTTGGATAGAACTTTCAAAATCTAGTAATTGACCCGCAGATGATGCAACAGCACTCATTTCAATACCTAATGATTTTGCTGTAGCAACTGCTTTTGTTAAACCACCTTCAATACCCATAGCATTAACTCGGGCTAGACCTGTTATTTTATTAGCTTCATCTAATACATCAGATAGTTTTAATCTAATACCAAATTCTCTTTCAGCATCTAAAACTCCTTTTGCTTGTTCTTTTTCTAATGATTTAAAACTTTTACCTGTAATCATGGCTTGTTTAGCCATGTTACCTACTGCTTCTTCTGATAATCCAAGTAATGCAAGTGATTCAGCTGCTCCTTCTCTAATATCTTTATCAAAGGCAATAGCCGTTCCCCCTAAAGCTTTATTTAGGGACATTACTGCTTTTTTCTGTTCTTTTATAGTAATACCAGTAAGGCCTGCTGCTATACTAGATTCTTGCATTTCTCCTTTAAACTCCTTAGCTTCTTTTTTAGACATACTAAGGCCACGAGCGATTTCAGTTGTAGATTGATCTGCTTTTTTAAACTGATCAAACAGGGCACCTGCTAATTTAAATAGACCACCGGCAGCTAGCGCTCCCATATCTAAATTTTTAACAATATTACCCGTAACAACACCTATTTTTTTACCTGCAGTTGCATTTTTACCTAAGCTTTCTAATGTCTTTTTGGATGCAGCATTTGCCTTATCTAGGTTAAAAAACTTATTAAGATCACCCATTCCTAGCTTATCTAATAAACCAGTAAATGCTCCTGAAATTTTACCAACGGCACCCAAGGATTTTTCTTGTGCTTTTGCTCTTTCTTCAATAGCAGCCGTTATTTTATTTTGTTTTTTATAGTTTTCTTCTAAATCAATTAACTGTTCAGCACTTAATATAATCCCTTCCTGTTTAGCTTGTTCTATTTTACGTAGGGTTACTAATTGATTTCTTTCAGCTTTATTGATTTTATTTTGTTGGGCAAGAGTAATTTTATTTCCCTGATTAAGACTCGCTTGGATTTCTTCTAGTATCGCATTTTGGTTACTAGCCTCTTTAATACCTTTTGTTAAATCATTAGAATAGGTTTTTGCTAATTTCTGAGCTTCTGAATTAGCTTCCTTAGTTTGATTAGTAATACTTTCTGCAAATGTAACAGCTAAAGACTTGAATGTAGAATCCAAATCCATAATGACTTGTTTGAATTCTTGCGCTTCTATTTTACCTTTTTTGATATCGTCCTCTAAAGCCATATGGGTATTTTGTTATAAATATTAAAAGAAGGGATTTTACTTATAACTAGTTTTATTTTGAAACTTAGGTCGGTTTACTTGACCCTTAGTATTAACCAAAGAATCTTTGCCTTTAGACTTATTTGATTTTTCATTTTGAGACTTATTGTACTCATTTATTTCATGAAAAGTAAATTTACGAAGCCAAATAGGCATATTGTATATTGTAAACCAATCATAGCCTCCATTTCCATGGAAGACTATGTTATGTATTTGAGTAAATAAATTTTTTCTGTATATTGGACTATTTTCCAAAGTCAGGCCAAAAAAATCCAACCCCAATTGGAATTGTTTTTGTTGTTTCGCTACTTGAGGGAAAAAAAGTTAAATCTACATCTGGTGACATTGATTTAATGTATTCTCTAAGCGCACGAGCATCTCGTGCTAGCAGATATTTATCTACAAATTCTCGAATATCTTTTTTATCTGTTTTTCCTTCAACTGAAAGTATTGTGTGTTTTAATCTTGTAGTAAGAGTAGGGTCTGATTCTTTATTTATTTTCTTTAAACCATCAAGTTCACGTTGTATTTTTGTTTCATCCCCGTGATTTAATAACTTAAAAACAATTTCATTCCCAGAATGTGGGAATGTAAAGTTAAATTCATTTTTACCTGATTTAAACAAATCTTCATCTATAGTTGTATTTTCAATATCTGTTAAATCTACGGTTTCTTCTACCCCATTAAATGCAAAAGTGTAATCTTTACCATATCCTAAAATACGGGCCGCAATCATAATGGCGTTTTTATCCCCAATTAATAAATCATTATAATCTATTTTAGAAACAATTAATGATTGAAATAATTTATCTAATACTGTTCCTTTTTGAATGTAAGAAGCATTGGTAAGAATGTCTTCTTCTTTAGCTGTCATATATTTAATTTCAATTTTTCCATCAGCTAATGGTGAATCCTTTGAATATAAATACCCTTTAGAAGGTAAGTCTACTATTTCTGTTGCTAGTTTAAAATCTGCCATAATCTTTATTTAATAATAACGTTTGTTCATATTATACATATGAATATAATATATTTTTAATGCACTTCCACATAATTTTAAAAGAAAAGTTTATTAGTTTTTGTTTCAGGATCATAATAATAATGCCCTTGAAATGTTATTCTTGAATCTCCTTCTTTTAATTCAAATCCCCCAATTCTATGAGATAATTTTGCTTCCCATATATGTAAACTACCTAATTGATATTCTTCTGTAGCAGGAACACCAGAATTAGTGGTTATGGTGATAGAATTAGCTGGGCCACTTCCATGGGTACTAAAAGATGATGATTTGGTAGGACCAGTTTCATATTCTAAATAAGGGGTAGTACCTTTAGATTCTATAAGGATAACAAATGAATATATTTTGTTAATATCAAGATTAGGATAATAATCTACAATACTAACATCAGTATGATATTTAAACTCATTAAAAGGTTGAGGGTGGGAAGCATATACATGAAACCCAGGTATAGTAAGATCAGGTTCTAATTCAGATTCTATGGATGTAATTTCTGTAATTTTATTTATGGTTTTTGTATATAACCAATAAAATTTTTCTAATAGTGCAAATTGGGTTCCTAAGGTTATATCTTCCTTATGTCCCTCTAATCTATATAACGGATCACCTAAAAGATATTCTGCTTTGTATTGGTCCTTTAAAACTTCTATAATGGGGGTGTCTTTATAAGGTAATAAACCTGAATTCCTATATTGGGAGGAATGTTTCCAATATTGTTTTAAATCATAAACTCCATCTTTAATTAAATTAATTTCAGATAAAGATAAAAAGTTTGGATAGTTTTGAACCATATAACTAAGATAAGAAAAAGCCTGGCCGAAGCCAAGCTATTTTCTAAATCAGGGGTGGGTAAAATTTTTAGAAGTTTAAGATACAATAATCTGGTTGTACTGTAATGCTTATGTTCTGAGCAGTATCTACAGTATCCCAATTATAATCTCCAAATGATGTACTTGTAATAAATGCACCTTTTATAATCCATTCAGATACAATATCTCCTACAGGTCCTAGTACGTTAAAAGTAAGATCTTTTTTATAAAAATCACTATACCCATCACGACCAGTAACTGATTCGTGGTGTAAACGTACCCATTCCATAGTTGCTTGTGCTCCAGATGGTGTAATTGGGTCAAATAATGTTAAAGAAATTGGATCCCAAGTGGATTTTCCTTTTACATATCTTGATACATTAATATGATTTAATTCAACTGTACCTTGTGATAAGGTTACAGCCCCTACTTCTTTTACTAAATAAGCAGGAATACCGTCAATATACATGACGAATCTGTTTGCTTGTTTTGGCTCAAAAGCGGTGAAAAATATTTCGTTTGGATCTAATACTGCCATTTTATTTTTTTATTTTATTATAAATATTTATCTTTTTAATTCTTACGCTGGAAATGTTGCTCCAGTTGGTAATACATTGAAATCTAGGATTACAAATTCTGCTGTTTTGGTTGGTTGTAAGAAAATCTGACCTACTAACTCATTTCTATCTATTGTAGATGCTGTGTTATTGGTATCATCCATTACTACTTTAAAAGCATATAATCCCTGTCTTTGTTGTACTCCTTCTAAATATGGGTTAACTACACTTAAGAAGTTATTTCTTGTAGCAATTGTATTTTGTTCAAATACTAAACCATCAGCTACTCCAGATATAAATCCTTTAAGGGAAATTAATAGTCTACGTACATTTACTCTATCTAAAGCACTGGCACGTTTTTGTAATGTTTTCTGACCAAATACAACTACTCCAGATTGTGGGAAAGTTGCTAATGGGTTAACGTTTGCTTCATATAAAGTATCTCTATTAGTTGCAGATAATTTTCTTTCAGCTCTAACTACTTGACCTAAAGCTCCTCTAGTTAATCCAGCAGGTGCAAACCATGGTTCACTTGAAGCGTCTGTAAATACATACACTCCAGGAATTACAGTTGAAGCTGGTGAATAAACTAATTCGCC